TGACATTTAGATCTTCTATGGTTAATTCGATATCCATATCTTCTTCTTCCATCATGGGTTCTCCACCCATACGTCCATCTGCTGCCATTTGAGCATAGCCCATCTTAGCTTCAGCACGTAAGTCTTCAAATAGTTTTACACCGTGAAAGTTTACGACATCAGCAGGAATAACTATTTCACCTTCACTAAGGTTAGCTGGTATGTCATCTCTTACATTTTCTGCATTTGAACCAAGAGGTATTTCATTACCAGAGACAGGATCAATACCTATTGTATTGTCTGGTACTTCTCTACCAAAGTTCATTTCCATTTGATCTTCTAATGCCATGCCGCCCTCACTGAATCCTTTTACACTTTTAGTAGCTGTTATTATTTTACCTTTTTTGGTAACGTTACCTTTTCCAAATACCTGCTCTATCAAAGGTATATATGCTTGGGTTTTTTCATTCCTTTGATAACCTTTGGTTGTAACTTTTCCTACACCTTTACCGTCACCTTCGTACACAGAAAAATGTGCTTTACCATTTGGCTTTAGTGCATTCTCTGCTTGTGTAGCTATGTCAATAATGTTTTTATCTTCTTGTATAACATTTAATACATTATGAGACATAGCCATATCAGCCTGTCCATCTCTTACAGAGTCAACAACTGCTGCATTATGTTCTGGTGTTCTATTAAATGGATCGTAAACTTTTACAGTTGCACCTTCTTCAGCAGCATCTTCTACTAGGTTGTCAAAGCGCCCACCACCAATGTCAACAATAACATCACCATCTTTTATTTCACCACGTTTTTTTAATTCGTTATAACCTGCAGGTTTTTTACTAACATTTATAGATGTATCTGCTGAGTCGTAAAGTTGTTCTGGGTATGACCATACATCTTTAATATTATCAGACTGCTTTATTAAAGATTTAGCAACTGGACCCATTGCAGGTATGGCTGTACCTAACGCATCACCTGCTGCAATAATAGCAACTTTACCATAGCTAGGATCTTCTTTATCTAACTCTTCAGCTATTTCAACTGCAGAACCAACAGGAGTCATACTTACTGCTACATCTGCAGCTTTAACACTAGCAGGTTTTTTCTTTCTGTAATCTCCTGTTAAAGGAGAAGTCAACATATCTAAAAAACTTTTTTGCTTTTCGTCATCCACCGTTTACTGTCTCCCTCAGTAACTTAAGCTTTCTAAGTACATCTATTGCACCCTGCTGTCTATACATTACAACAGAATCATTACTTGTTTCCATTGTACGTTGTCTTACATATATAAGATCATCTATGTGTTTTTGAAACTGTTCGTAGCATTCTTTATCATTGACCAACTGCTTGAGGTGCATTTCCTGTAAATCCTTGTTCTTCAGGTAGTGGTGCTGTACCCACTCCTATTTGTGAACCTCCACCTCCAGATGTATCAGCTACGTCCTGTACACCTTGACCTTCTGGACCTGCTGGTTGTGGTGCAGGTGCTTGAAAGCCTTTTAGTATTTCAGCTTGGATAGCTGCGTCACCCATAGAATTAGTAACCTTATCAGGATCTAAATCCATGCTCTTTGCAATCTCACGTATAATATAATCCATTTTTGCAAAAGGTGCAAGTACTGGATTTTGTGCAACCTGTAAGAACTGCATCAAGCGCTGGCTTCTTACTTCGTTAGCCATCAAGCTTTCTGTGCCAGAAGCATGTACTTCTAGGTCACCACGTATCTCTTCATCAAAGTCAAACTGCATATTGAATGCAAAGAATGCTTTGCCTAATGGTCTTATTAGGTAGTCATCCACATTTTTAACAACCGTTCTGATACTTCCGTTGGCAGCAGACATAAGCATACTAATACCAGAAGCAGTCCTACCAACACCTTGAACACCTGTTTGTCCGTGTGCGAATGATGGGAATCCCGTTGACTCATCTGCTAAAACCCTCGCTTTATCAAATAGTTGCATGTTTTCACCTGCTACATTTGGAAACTTTGTACCAAAAATAGCTTGACCTGGAGCGCCACCTTGCCTTCTAAAAATCTTTCCAGGATATACAGAAAGATCTTGACCTGGAACTAGGTTAGTCTCATCTACTTCTATGATAAGATTACCAGAAAGAGCAGCATTATCAATAGCCATACGCATAAAGCCATTCATCAATGTCTGAGTATCGTCCATATTCTCGGCAATACCAACGCCAAAGAATGAGTATGGGTTATGCTCGTATGGTACAGCGTAGTAAGGAATACGTGTAGGCTTAAATGGGTTTAGTACAAAACGTAGTACTTCACCGTTACATACCCATACATTACAGTTAACTTCATCTAAGTCACTAAGCTCACTAGGTATATCTACACCATGCTCTTCTAGAAGTTTTGTATCTACGTAACCCCAAAACTCTAACACTTCCCAACGCTCTGATGTTGGCTGAGTGTCATCGTCTTCCATAGTCATTTCCCAGTACTTCTGTGTGTAGTCTGGACCTTTGTCTATAGCCATCTGTACAGAGTCATCCATGAAGTATGGACGTGATTTTAGTTTGCGTAGTTGAGTGCGAGACATCTTGTGTCTTTGTACAACATACTCTGCATCATCCATAGACTTAGCTTCAGGGTCAGGATAAAAATCCCATATACTTACATGCTCACACTCTGGAACAGTTTTTACAATAGGATCATATTCACCATCTTCATTCCAGTTAGGGTACTCTTTATCTACAGCAAAAGCACCTTTCATAGCTCCTGTACCTAAAAGTGCCATTTCAAATGCCATACTTCTTAGGTGTGTAGTAGCTCCTGATTCCTGCAACTGATCATGGATTTTCTTTTCCATCTTCTTAGCTGCAACCATAGCAGGATGAAATGTAACTGTAGTTCCTGTAGTACCATCGCCCTCTATTATTTTTTCACTAACAGGGGCAAGTTTATCTTCCATTCCAGCTAGTCTTGCTTGTAAGTCAATAAGAGTTTCACCTGGCTCTAGATTAGTATCACCATCAATTAAATAAGGCTTTGGCGCTGGTGTACCCATAGCATCACTGATAGCACCCATTGCATTCTCTGCATTAGGGTCTACATTTATATGCACAGACTCTGCTACACCATCAGGTAGAACAGAAGGATTTACAGTCAAAGGAAACTTATTGTTGCCAAACAGTACGTCTACTATTTGTCCGTAAGCTGCTAGTGTTTTAGTTTTAGTTACTTTTACAAATACACGTGACTTTTCAGCGTCAGTAAACTGTACATCTGAACCGTATAAACCACGGTAGTTTCTGTAGGCTTTTAGCCATCTTTGTTCGTCAGCATATCTGGAGTCTTCTGATCGTTTGTAACGTTCTTTTACAAAGCCAACTACACTGCCTTTTTCTTTAAAGATTTTGTCGAGCGAGTCCTCTGCTGCAACGACATCATCTGTTTCAAACATTTCTTCTGCCATATTTAATATCCGAATGTTGCGTCACTGGCTTGAAAGCCTGTGCGTTGTTTGGCTGGGTTGTAATCCCATATACTACTGCGTGGTCTAGTCATTATACCATAGCGTAAAGCATCATACAAGTGATCTTCTGCTTTGGTGTCTACATCTTCTGGATTCTTTTTGTCCAGTGGGATGCTTGGTATCTGTGCTATAGTATTCACACAGTTATTCATAAATACCAACATAGGTTTTTCAGTGAACTCATCTATCTTCAAACGTCTATGTATTTCGTTTTTACCTGCGATACGTGAGCCTCGTGAACGGTCAGAAGGACGCCATCTACAGCCTTTCGCATTCATCTGTTCAGCAAGTGATGGCCCAGTATCGCCACGGTTGTGCCACAAAGAACTATCAAGCACACCGTATCTCATACCACCATCTTTGGCTTCTGCTTCTAATATCATGTCTGCTAAATCAGAAGCTGTTACTTTAGAGACATACAATTCTCTGTATACTATAAGCTGCTCGTCGGGAGCAACAGTAAACCAAAGAACCCCAGTATAACTGCCATACCCATAATCACATGCCCTAAAACGTACCCACGACTCAGGAACTTCAAAGTGTTCGATAACGTGGGCAGTTCTGTCAAATTCGGGAAAGGCTGCTCCTTCGTTGATATCCCAGTTTCCTTCGAGGAGTTGCTTCCTCTGATGCTCTGGTAGTGATAGGAGCATGGCTTCATAGTCACCCTCTTCGGCAAGGTATGGATTATCGAAGAGTGACGCAGGAATAAACCTACGCTTAAATAGAGGCTGGCCTTCCTTGCTGTGTCCTTTAGGGAATGTAATGGTTTTACCAGTTTCAATCTCTGTTGCCCAAAAAGGTTTACCTGCAGGTGCAGGATCAATAAACATTTTCTTTACCCAAGAATGTCCAGCACCACCTGGGTTTGTTGTAGCTCTCATGTAAAGACCTAGTTGCTTACCGTGAGCGCTACGAAGACGTGACCTCATATAATCCCAAGCGTAAGGTGTAGGCCATTGAGTAAGTTCGTCAAATCCAATCCAGTTAAATGCTTGTCCTTGATACCTAGTAACATCCGTATCCTTATCAAGGTAAGACATCCACAGTCTTCCACCTTTAGGAGATACCCATTGAGACTTACGCTCTGACCATTTGATCCCTGGTACGGCACGTGGATATAACTCCTGCGACTTCTGTATAAGTTCCCTTAGTTCTTCAGTTGTATGTCGTACAAGGAGTCCAGAGAAGTTAGGATCATTTAAGCCGTGTAGTGGATCTGCAAGCATAGCGTAGGATTTGCCACCACCAGCAGCCCCTCCGTACAGAACTTCTCGTTCAGAAGAACTCAAGAAAGTTGTTTGTGGACCCTCGTTAGGTTTGAATACAACCTTCTGTGCTTCTT